AATTACTAGGTTGAACATCTTTATAAGCCCATTAATAAAATCATACACCTTCTGCTCAGGCATCTGATCAGACATGATCACATCAGTGTTGAACGATTGAGATGTTGTAGTAGAGGCAGTAAACAACACCGCTCCTGATGCTGATGGTCTACCATCACTGCTACAAGAATTAATAGTTATAGTTTCTCCTCCCCAATCTATTGGAGGTGAGAATCTTATTTGAACCTTATCCCCTCCACTTAGCCAAGCGTTGAGATATACTTCTTCATTAGTTACATTTCCCGAATGTTGACGGCTCATTACATACTGACCATTCACATACCAATGTAATTGATAATCATTTGCAGAGGTTATTGAATACCTCCAGATTAAATCTGTTGTCAAAGGCCCATTGGTATAGGTATCTGTTGCTACATCAAACAATCCTGTTGCTGAGGTGAAGTCAATCTTTTCAGCAGTATAACCATTAGCCTGATCAAAGAACATATACCCCTCTCTTCTATGTCCCCATAGGAATAGATCCGTGAACTTAGAATTGGCAAAGAAGGTAGAGGTAAAGGTAATTCCATACTTGCTCTCAATCGCATCAATCAACTTGCTGATCCTGATAGCAGGTTTCAAAGCATAGTAATGCAATCCGTGATCATCATTAGTCGTATGATATGCTATATCATTATCATTATGAGCAGATGAAGCACTATCATAGAACCAATCATCAACAGGAGATATTAATGGGTATATAACATTCCCAGAATGAAGAGGAGTAGTTCCTTCCATTGCACCTCTAATAACTGATCCTGTATAGGCATGATCATATGCTGATAGATCAAGATCTGTTAATTGATCCTCACCAAATAAATCCTTTAGATTCACACCTGCACTAAAGAATACAATCTCATATGCTGATGGCTGACCATTTATCATATCCACAGACATCAACTCAATACTTCCCTCTCTGAATAATTCCTTATTCATAAAGATTGTAGCATCCTGTCTTAGTGCTGCATTAAACCCTCCAGAGATATCAGCATTATAGTAATGCTTGAATACATCGTTATTCTGCCTAGAAGCAGGTACTTGAAAGTTCTGAGTGAAATCAGTAAAGAGCCTAGATATATCTTTTATATTCTGAATGCTTAATGTGATATTCACATCCTCATCCTTAAATGTATCTAATCTCTCTGATCCTATATAGATCTCTATCATAGCATGGCATTATCAGGTGTTGCGAACTCTACCTGTATTGTGTAATTGATAGTCTTATCATTGATATGCTTCTGGAGTCTTAGAGACTCTGTCAAAACATTTACTGCTCTAAAATCCTGTGCTATCGTATAAATATCCTGAACTCTTGTAGTTGTTCTATTGATAGTCATCAATACATAAGGACTCATCAACAACTGCTCTAGGTTCTCATTAGATACCTCTTCAATGAATCCTGTATTCATCGTGATTCTCTTACTCATCTCCTGATTGTATGATCTGATCCCTCTAGCCTGATCTCCCCAAGTATATCCAGATGCTGAGGCTGAACCAACTGCTGATCTATAAGTCTCCTTGCTTACATCTAAATCAGTATCTGATCTCTTGAAGAATGTCATAGAATCCCACATTCCATATCTGTTAATATACTGAAGTTGAATAGGAGTATACTTAGGCTCACATTGATTGTAGAATCTTCTACTATCTACTATCGCATCACTAGAATCTAGTATCTGCACATCCCACCAATCTAATAAGCGAGGCTCTGACAATCCTAGTCCCTCTGTAAAGACATAATTTGATAGATTAGGTATTCCCACAGGGAACAAAAGAACTCTATCCTCTGCATCCTCTCCTGTTTGATTTGTAACTACTATCTCATCATTAGAAGCATCTGATCCTACTAACTTAATCTTTACTACATCACTCTGATAGCTACTACCTACATCTCCTAAGTAGATAGGCATATTGAAGGTATCATACTCATAGAAATACTTATCCTGATCCTCAAGTAATATAGCCTGTCCTAGATCCTTATTAGAACCATCAGTGAACTTACCATATCCATCTGTAACTAAGAAGCGAGTAGTCGTGCCTGTATCATTGACTACAAATCCCCCAGATAGATACTCAATATCATAATCTACCTCTACCCATAGTAGAGCATCAGGAGACATCGTTACAAGATCTTCTGTATCTAACTTACTTACTCTCTGATTGAATTCATTCTCTAATAAAGGAGCGATATCAGCAGTTGGATATTCATCTACAAATCCTGATGTTCTATCAATTGTATAGGTAGGAGATGCAGGTCTTACATCCTTATCTCCTGTCCAAGCATATACCTCTAACTTAAAATAATAGATATCACTTGCTGAAGATCCTGTACCATTCCAAGTAATGAGGATAGGTGATCTAGTTCCTAATAATCCTGTTGGGCTAATTACTGCCATCTTTATATTGTTCGTTTAATTTATCTATTGTAAACTCTAGGAAATCCTCAACATCTAGAGCATAAGCCTCTACTATCTCATTAGGCAGTTTAGCATATCCTAAGTTAAAAGGTCTAGAATAGAAGTTAGAAGCAGGTATTCCCTTCTTACCAATGCTCTTGACTATCGCCCAAGCCGTTTGATCATAACTCTGGAACTTCCCTTTATTACTTCTGAACTGAATCCTGCGATCCTGAACCCATTTCCTAAGTGGTGAGAATGGCGGATTCTTTCCTGCCTTCCTTCCCTTATCTACCCACTCACCATATTCATTCATCAGGAAGTCAAACTCAAAAGAGTTCGGCATAGCCTTCACATCATAATCCAGAGACTCATAGAGGCTATTAGTTACATTCTTCTTCTTCCTTGTAAGATTCTTTCTAGACTCCTTAACAAGATACTTCCCAAACTTATCTAATACTCTCTGTGTATTCTCTCCATTCATCTAACAGATGTTGTTAGGGTTTATTGCCTCTATCTGAAGTGTTGCTTTCCATCCACAGATCGTAGACTCCATATCCTCATCAAAAGGCTCTGCTATTGGATCATTGATTAATCTGAAGTAAGCATCATACTGATCACCTCTTCTAAATGTAGCTAGGATCTCAGATATTGCTCCAAGTGTTCTATGATAGATATCCTGCTTCATCATATTCCCCTCATATAGATCCTTCGCTTCTTTGCTATAATCTACGATATCCATGACTAGAAGATCAAACTCATAGGTAATAGTTCTCTCTCCTAATACTGCTGATCCTGTCATCACATGAGCAATAGGAAACATATCCTGCTTCCTGAAATCTAGATCAAAGATATCTCCCCAAGTTACTTGGTTGATCTGATCATTTGCCGATGCAGCACTCTCAAGTGCTTCTGTAATTTGATAATATCCCTTCTTCATATAATTAAAAAACCCTATCTGTAAAAATAGGGATAAAAAAAGAGGAGATCCACCACAGACCTCCTCAACCAAACCATCTAGCGAACCACCACTAGATACCTAAATGCTCATCTTCTTCTTCCTCGCATCTACAATCATAGTAATCTGGATCAGTACACTCTCCGCAAACTCCACAAGTAGTATCTTGATAATACTGATGGCTTTCTAACTCCCAATCTAGATATCCCATTACTCAAAGAAGTTTAGAATGTTAAGTAATGTGCATTCAAAACCGAATACCGATGCTACTCTTGAAGATTCATTCAGGGTAAGATCTAAGCAGTATCTGTTCTTTTGTAATGCATTGATTACTATAGTTGTTGAGATTGGGTAGAGGATCATTTCCTGATCTAATACCTTCAAAGCCTCTGGGCTTAACTTTTCGTATAAACTCATCACGCAGGTATTTCAAGGTTATCAGAAACGAACTCATACAAAGAAACATACGCAAGTTGCGTTATGCTCGTAATCTCTCCAAACTCGTTATCCTTCCAATCAGTAATGTTCAACGCTCTTACTATCTCAAAGCAGTCTGCGTAGTAGATACATTCGTTATCAATCTCTTGATGGATCAAATCCCAAACATCTCCAGAATCACTCTGCTCAATAGTGTCTTTTAAATCTTCTAAAAATGCGTACTCATTAAATGTCTTCATCTCTCTATTATTTTGATAAATCTTTAACTAATTGAATAAGCTGATCCTCAGTAATCTGTCCCGATACATATAGATCATAAGCAGTTTTAATCGTATCCTGATCAATAACTGAATTAAAATTGTTTCTCATCTCTCTATCTCTTTTGATTTACTCAAAGATAGACATAATTTTTAATTGACAAAGAATTTTAATTACTTTTTTTCATTAAAGATTTCTCAACCTCATTCTTATCTATCTCATACTCCAGATAAGTGAGTGCAGTCCTTAGAGGTAACTCCGTTACTTTTTCAAATTGTAGGAGATCTCCTTTAGCAATCTGATGTACTGCTCCATACCATCCCCACTTTCTACTGAAGTTGGATTGGGCATCATATCCTTCTTCTCCTGCTTCTCCAAAGATTGCAGGAAAGTTATCTGTAAGTTGGTGGCGATACGATAAAAAAAAAGCAGACAACCTAGAAAGATGTCAGCAGATAGATCCTCAAACCCATTCCCATTATGCACCTCTGGATCATAATTCTCAATGCTATGCCTTCCAAACATCTTATTAGTGATAGGTCTATATAAGACTCCTAATATCCTCTCAGCGTTCTTATATGGCTCTTGTAGATAGGTATCTAGATCAATATACTCTCCCATAGATATATCTTCTATCTTAGGATGAAATCCGTACTCCTTCCCCTTGAATTGGAATGTCTTTATCAGGTTAGGCTTCTCAGATAATACTTCTCCTATTTGATTCCTGATCAGATCCAGATCCTTCTTCTTCATTCCCTCCTGTTGAGCAGGAGTCAATCCACAGAATTGATATAAGGCTATCTCATCACCATTCTCCTCATTAGCCATAAGGATGAACTTCTTATATACAGATAACTTCACATCTGATAGATTCTCTGGAATCTCTATGCTAACGGATTGTGTATCTCCCATAATTAGGTTTGCTTAGTTTATTGTATACCCCATATCTCAATGCATCAATGAGGTGATTGTATTTATCCTCTGGCTTATTCAGTAGGTTTCCATTCTTATCCTCTAGCCATTTATAATTCTCCATCTCCTTCATGAGATTACTTCCTATGATATGGATCTTATATCTCTTCAGCATATCTATCCCTGCATTAACAGAGTCTGCTCCCTTCTGAGTAGGTTTAATGTTCCATCCCATTCTATGTAGTTCCTCTATACTCTTAGGCTCTGAGGAATCACCAAAGATCTCATCATATCTCCCTATCTCTAACTTCTGGAATTCTCTGTGCAGATCCTGATTCGTTAGGTTAGTTGAATATAGTAATTCCTGAAAGTAAAGGTTATCTCCTTCCTGATAACATCCCACAAGAGCAGAAGGATCATTAGTGAATCCAAAGTCAAGCCCAAAGGAAAGGAACTTAGCAGTAGTAGGGATCTGCTGA